ATCAACGCCAGCTTGGTAAGGTAGGCAAGCTCGCTGCTGCGTACCGCACCGGATGGAAAACCCTTCAGACACAAGCAAAGGACGCCTACGGACTAATTCTGTCTGATGCAGAGGCACAGTTCATCATCGACGGATACCGTGCAACACACCGTGAAAACGTGGCGTTCTGGCACAATACCGAGAAGGCCGCAGAGAAGGCCGTTGACAATCCAGGTTCCGTATACAGCATAGGCAAAGCAGCGTACCGATTCGATGGCTTGCATCTGCAATGTCGTCTCGTTTCTGGTCGCAAGATCACCTACCCGTATGCCACCATGGAGACCGTTGTGCATCCTGAGTACGGTCCAAAGCGCCAGTTGCACTACATGCGCGAAGATGGTCCCGGTGAGGTGTGGCGCAAGATCAGCACTCATGGCGGGGTGCTTACGAACCACATTGTGCAGGGTACTTCTGGCTGCCTGCTACGCTATGCTTGCAACAACCTGGAAGCGGCGGGGTTTAAGGTGATCCTTCGTATTTACGACGAGATCGTAGCAGAGATGCCCGACGCTTCACGATTCGACGAGTTTCAACGCATTATTCTCCAGCTTCCGGAATGGGCAGAAGGTCTGCCTGTCAGTGGTGCTGGTTGGGTTGCTGAATGCTACAAAAAGGACGGATAAAATGAGTGAAAACACTATGCCTGTATGGATTATGGCAGGGGGTAATTGCAAAAATCTACCCGATGTCGTCAACCACCCACCGCACTACACGTCACACCCAAGCGGCATCGAGTGCATTCAAATCACGGAACACATGGGCTTCAATTTGGGTAACGCGATTAAATATGCGTGGCGGGCTGATCTAAAGAACAATGCGATTGAGGACTTAAAAAAGGCCGTCTGGTACATTCAACGAGAAATCGCTAAACGCGAGAAGACAAATGGCTGATACCGAACAACTACCTAACGAATGCGCGTTGTGCCTTGTTTGCGGCACCCCTGTCAGTAGAGGACGAAACATTTTTTGCTCGTCTGAATGTAGTTCAGAGGCGAAAATAGAGGCACACGCCTTATCAGTGCAATGCGAAGTCTGTAAGGCCTGCGGAGTTATAAAGGGGTCGGCTGCAATACAGGCATACCGGAAAACGGGCTACTGGACTTGTTCTAAAGCGTGCGGTGCGGCACAGAGATCAAAAGTAAGCAGAGCACGCATGTTGGCCAAAAGAAAAACTACCGACGTTCCTGAAAACACACCCTGTCACGTGTGCGGTAAAGATATTACGATAGACGACACTACTAAAATAGGTCTTTTGCGGAGAAGCCGCTATGTTCGAGGGGTGCCACAAACATGCAGCCGCCAATGCTCCGCTGCCGCAGGGCATGCGGTTCGATTTGCTGCGATAAGGGCTTTTGAAGCGTCTTGCCCCGAAACTACACCTTGTGGATACTGTGGCGCGGCTATTGAAATAAAAAGTGGCACAAGGTCAAAGCAACAAAGAAGACTACGTCTTCTGTTTCAGAAAAAAAAACATATTTTGTAGCACATCATGTTCCTTAAAACACACGAAAAGATATGAAAATCCAACTACCCGGTCTTGAACCCTGTGCTAAAGCTCGCCCCCGTGTCACAGCACGGGGTACGTACATGCCCAAACGCTACCAAGACTGGCGCAAGAAGTTCGTGGCGATGTGGCGATCTACGGTTCCACATTACCAATGGAACGAACCCGTGGGTATTAACGTGCGGTGGACTACGCCGACCGGCAAGTGCAAGCCGGACCTGGACAACGCGATTGCGGCCATCTTTGATGCGTTGCAAGACGCAGGCGCGTTATCAAACGACTCGCTTGTGCGGTCAGGAAGTTTCCGTATCGACGTAGGCCCGTTGGCGACCTACGTTGAGATCACTCCTCACGTGTGAATTGTTCTACAATACGTTTAGCGTCGCTATCATGGCGCATGATGTAGCGACGCGCCTTTAACGGCATCGCTTCAAGGATTGCGGCCATGCGCTTAGTACCAAAAGTACTCACGTAGGGAAGCCCCCTCAAGAACTTCTTTTTGTCGGCTTCGCTAAGCGTAGGTAGGTAGCTACTCAAGACGGCTTGTGCGCCGTCTTCGTCGCCTGCAAGTAGGCGCTTGCGAAAATCGGAACGCGCTTTGGCATCGTCTGATTGTTCTGCTGCCCCCATACGGCTTCCGTAGAGCTTTGAAGCGGCGCTATACATTATCTGCTGCGCTAGTTTTCCGCCGCGATCATCGCTGGACAATGCTTCCTTAACACGCCGTGCCGCAGGGAACAGACGCGACGGTTCGCCTTTGCTTGCTGCCGTGTATACTAAGTTTCCGACCATAACGGGCCACGACAACATCGATGCCACCGCTACGCCTGGGCTAGAGGAATCACGACTCATGTAGTTGAGCATGCTACCGGGAACAGCTCCGCCTACGACGTTGGCCAAAAGAGGAACGTTTGACTCTTTGCTTTCCCAAAACATCCCCAAAGCGGATATGCCGTAGGTAAGCGCGGTACCGATGGCGGTTGCGGCGGATGCGCTGACGCCAAGACCTGCGGCAGATTGAGCCAGCATAGCCGATGCGGTCGCTAAGCGTACGCGCATAGGTGCTTTTTCGTTAGCAATGATGGCCTTGGCTCCGTCTATTGTTCGTAGCATATTGCGAACGCGGTTTTCACCGTAACGACGGAAGAGCGCCCCCATCGTGTTAACTATTTCAAGACGCGATCCGCGAGCGGTTTGTGCAAGGTTCCTTTTAGCGCCGGTCATGTTCTCTGCGATCATAGTCGCCAAGACTTTAACGTCCGTATCCGATGCACGCTTTTCACGAAAACGCGCCTGCATTTCAGGCGAAACCCGATTCATGGTTAAAAAGCCTTCGTCAAGTAAAGTTACGCCCTCTTCTTGCAAATGCTTAGCCCACGCACGGCCACCCTCGTAGCCTACCGTGTGCGTATAGCGGTTAACGATATTACGCCCGGCTGCGCGCTGAACCCCTGCTGCAAAGTTGCCGGTAGCTTGAGTCATAGCACCGCGTAAGTCTACGCGGTTTTTAACGTCCGAATCAAGACCTCCCTCAGCCACTGCTCGCTTGTTACGAACAGCACCGTTTGCAAGCCCCTCTAGTGCGTAGGTCAGTGGAACGTGGTTAACGATATTAACTACTTCCGACACGTCCACGGGAGCAGTTGCGCTAGTCAGTAGTGAGCCAACAACGCGCTTGGCGTTGTTAATACCCTCAACCGCGCCTCGATCACCCGCATTCCATCGCAACTCGCCAAACCCGTTGTACGCATTGATCGCGCGGACTACGGCAGCTTTTTGTGCATCGGCCACACCGTTCAGTTGCGGCATCAATTTACTCAAATCGCTAACGTCAACAGCCCCGCCAAACGCCTTATAGAATCCGATACGCCGGGCAGTGCCTTCGAACGTACTGCGCACGTAACGTGACGGGTCTGTTTCTAGCAGGCGGATGTAGTTGTCGCCGTCGCGCAAGTGTGATGGAAACTCTTTGTACTTGCGCCCTATTTCCATAGGGTCGAGCCGCACCCCTGCACCCTTGCCGAGCGCATCTAATCCAAAGAAATCCTTCTTTATCTGCTCAGGCGCTACGCCGTTAAGTTCGGACATAGCGCGAACAAACTTAGATCCAAGGACGCTATCAGAGCCGCTAGCCAGGATGCCGTGCGTGTCTCCCGTAAAGTGACGGATGAACACGTTTTTTCCGGTGCCTTTGCCAATCGGTACGCCTGCTGCGAGAGCTTCGTCGCGAGTAGATTGGTTGGCTAGATCTTTAGCATCGACAAACTGTTGGAGATTTTCAGGAACCTCTAGCTTGCCTTCAAGCATCATCTTCCAAGGGCTGTTAGCGTACTCCTGCTTAGGGTCCATCGGCTTTGAAGGCTGATCGGCTTCGTGAAGTGCCTTGGCCTTACTAGCGTCCATGGTAGCTGCGCCAGTCCGTGCTGTCTCCATGGCTTTGTGCATACGCTGCTGTGCAATATGCGACTCTTCAATAGCTTGATTGATACGGTCGCCCGCATCGCGCACGGGAGCCGAACTACTACGTTTAAGGCGATCTGTGGAGTCATCACCAATCATTTCCATAACGGTACGCACTGCGCGGCCCGTATGTGTTCTATCTCCACTCAGCGCCTCCGACGCATTGTCTACTATCCGACCGACGCCGCGCTTAGTTAAACGACCTACGACTTTAGCCCCCTTGCCTAGGGCCTGCATTCCTTCAACAAGCGGAATAGCCGGATTAATAGCTGCGCCGGAGCGCGTTACGTCACGACCTGCAACCCGGCGTGACAGATTCTTGGCAGCTACATCAACACGATTCTTCTGCTCTGGCGTCAGATCGGAATACGCGACCGTCTCCTTAGGATCTACGGTCATGCGATCGGTGACAAGGCGCGCTTTGCCAGTGGCGGGTTCTACGAGATAGCGCGGCTCGGGCGCTTGAACCGGCGTTCCTTCCTGTACCGGAGCGGTATCCGCTGCCGTATCAAACTCTTTTCCCGTCTGGCCCTCAAGAGTTGGGTATGCGCCTTCGTAGGTATCGCCAGCCGTATTACGTTGCGGGATAAGATTCTCAACGCTGTACTCATGCGCGGCTTGAATTTCAGCCGCCCGCTTTTCGGAAAGATTCTTAGCGCCCAATTCGTCCATTAGGCGCGTTGCAGTACGGCGATCCAAACGTTCTGCTTGATACGCGGAACGTACGGCTTCACGAGCGGCCTTCGCTTGCTCACGCGAAGCAACAGCAGCTTCTTCCCCAGCGCGGTTTGTAGCATTGCGCATGCGGTTTGCCTGCTGCTCACGTCGAACTTGAGCAAGCGGGTCACCGATAGGGGCGGTTACAGCCCCCTCTAGCGTAGTTGACGGCATGTCCCGCGCTTTAGGAATATCTTCAATGCGAGGTATTACTACCGGGCCTTCTGGTTTAGCCGTCGCCCTATCGGGAACGGTAGGAAAGTCCCCCATAACCTCGTTGGCGCGTGCCATGAAACGTACGCGATCTGCAATCGGATCGCGTACGGTTTCACCCATGCGCTGCGATGCCGCCTCGGCACGGGCTTGAGCCACTACATCGTCAGCGTTGAGACCGAGTTTACGTGCAGCGTCTCGGGCATACTCGGGGGCTAGATCGCGACGCGCTTCCGCATCGCGCTGCGCTATTTCGGCTTCCTGTTGCGCCTGCTCGCGAGCATACTGCTCTTGATCAGCCGCGTTGAATGCTTCTCGATCTGCCGCCATACGCTCGCGTAGTATGCGATCAGCTACGGACGTATTATCAACAGCACCCGCAACGCCTTCGTATTGCGCTTGGCGAATGTCGGCATCTATTCTTGCGCGTTCGGAAGCTACTTCTGGCGTATTTGAAAGCGCTTCTTGTGCTTTTGCTACGGCTTGCTGTTGCGCATCTTCAAGGTCGATACGCTTACTCACAGCAGCATCATTTGCAGCAGCGTCCGCCAATGCAGCATCCCCCTGCTTAGCGGCAAGGAGCTGATCCATGTTGACTTGGCGTCTGCCTTCTGCCGCACGTAATGCGCCAGCAACACCCGTGCGCGCCATAGCCATAGCCGGAACTGCGGCATTCATGCCCGCGTTCACTAGGTAATCTTCCGCACCAGGGGCAAACTGCTCGTTGCCTGTGGCGTAGTCGAGACCTGCCTGTGCGCCAGTGGCCGCCAATCCAGCCGCCGCGCCCGTGCCTGCGAGTGCCGCTTGTCCGGCAACGCCGCGTAAGCCAAAGGCCGTTCCTCCCGCTACCGTACCCAGACGTGCAGCACCCGCGCCAACGCCAGCACCTGCTGCCGTTAAGCCTGTTTGTAGTGCGGCTGTTCCGCCGAGATTGATGCGATTTGCCAAATCAGTAGGGTTCTGCCCCTGCTCTTGCATCTGCGCGCCTTTTTGCGCAACTCCGCCTAGTATAGCAGCGGGCGCAAGAGGCCCCGCCATCATCGCACCAGCCGCTGAGTTTAAGCCGCCCGCACGTTCTTGGGCTACGCCTAGATCGCTGGCTTGCTGGCGTACCGTATCGGACCAGCGCGCACCCGTCTCATTGCTAACGAATGGAAGAGCGACGCCGCCAACTGCCGCCGTTGAGCCAAGGGAGATTGTTTTACCTGCGACATTAAGCGCATCCGCAACACCGCTGCCGTACTCTCCAGCGACTTCTTTAACTCGCTCCCACGATCCCGGCGCGGTTCCATTCTGCGTAGGTGCAGCTAAGCGACGACGTGCCGCATCGCTGAGGCCCGCCATGTGATTGGCATCAACCTGCACTCCCTGCTTTTTGATGATCCTTGCCGACACGCGCATAACCGCAGCGGGATCAGGGGTTTGCCCGCGATCCTCGAACTTGCGAGTAACGTAGTCAACCATTTCATCGTAATTAGGCATGAAGAACTCTAACGCTTGGGGTTGAATAACGGTGCGCCGTTGTCGATATCGTCTTCAATATTTCCAGTATTGGAAGGGGTCACTTGACTCGGGGCACCAAGTGCGCCTGCCGCTCCGCCCATTGCTTGAAGCACCGCCAACTCAGTTTCGAGCTTCTGCAATGCCGGGTCTGGCGCACTTTCGTGCGCTTTTCTAGCTGCTGCAATGTTCTTAAGCGCGGTATCCCTTGAAGTAAGCCAGCCGTCTTGCTCCCCGAGCGTCATGCCTTCAGCTAAAAGAGCGTCCTTGATACGCTGTTCTTTATCCTTTTTAGCGTTATTGATTTCTTTCGTAATCTGTTCCATACGATTTGCGCGTGCTCGGGTAGCATCGCGCTCCATTTGGAATCGTCGCGCGGCTTCTTGAGCTGCGATACGCTGCTCTTCCGTACGCCCGTAGTTTGGTTTGCGACTCTGATCACGAGCTTCCAAGCCCTGCGCTGCCGCAGACCCCGGAACCGGTCCAAAAAGACGCTGACCCGGCTGCATCGGAGCACGGAAATCAGCACCGGGTAACGTCTGCATTTGATCAGGAGATACATACCCTTTAGTAGCGTAGTCAAACTCTTGACGACGTAGCGCCTCTTGTGCTGAACGCGATTGCTGAGGATCTGGACTATTTACGTAGTCTTCAGGGTACATAGCGCGACGTTTGCGCTCGGCATCCGCCTGTGCTCGCTGCCGATCTTCAAGAGCCAACTGATCCATGCGACCAAGGCGTGCCTGCTGTTCGCCATACCGGCGATCTTCAAGCGCCATCCGTGCATCAGCACGTTCCTGCGCCTGCTGACGCAGGGCCATCTCGGCAGTGTAGCGATCATCCGCCATGCGATCACGCTGGCCCTGATAGCGTAACTCTTCACGACGAGCGAACGACTGGCCAAGACCAGAGAGGCCGCGAGTGAGCTGGTCGGCAATGCCGCCAGGGGTCATAATGGCTTCAGGATTCATGCGGACCTCATATCGTAGCCCGACATGTCGGAGTTACGGTACTGTTGATTAGGAGTCAAAGCCGGATTGCCGTACGCTTCTTTACGCAAGTTTGCTTGACGCTGCGCACTACCGTAGGCGTTGGCAAGCTGTAAGGCGCTATTAGCGAATCCGCCGTACATCATCTGCTCGCTGCCGACGTTCTGAGCACGGGCGCGCTCGTTGCCGTAGTTCGCTTCTGCGATAGCGCGATCGCGATTGCTCAACGCAGATCCGACACCGGCCTGCTGCTCAAACAGATTACGCTCACGGCTCAAGGCGCTGTCCGCCATCTCGTAGTTGCGATTGTTCGCATCACCTGCGAAGTCTTGCTGACCAGCCGAGTAGTTCAACGCCATTGCGTTGATGTTACCGCCTACGCGCTGATTCATTTCTTGCTGGTACTGCCCTGCAAGAGGTCCCGCAAGCGCCGGTGTAGGCGCCTGTGCTGCGTACAGCGCTGACGATTGATTGGCGGCATCCTGCTGCAAAGCGGCGGTCTGATCGCCGGGCTTTTGGCCCATGTAGGTCTGAAAGTTATTGTGCGCTTGTTGGCTCTGCTGGATAAGCATCGCTTCACGTTGCGCGTTACGGGCAAGCTCCCTTTGCTGATACTGCGCAAGGGCGGCTTGGTATTTCCGCCGCGCTTCGGCCTGGGCTTTACGCCGCTTCTTTGCGCCCAGTCCACCAAGGTATCCAGATGCACCGCCGACAACAGCGCCTATAGCTGTGCCAACACCCGGCGCGATCGTTGTGCCTGCTACAGCTCCACTGGCCGCACCTGCGCCTGCTGCACCGTATTCATCAGCCATTAGCCACCTCCGTAGTAGTTAGCCGCTGCACCAATTCCAGTACCGATAGCCTGACCGTAGAGCTGGCTCATATTGTTCTGATAGCTCTGTTCGTCTTGCATGCGCGACTGCTCAAGAGCGGCATTGTTAGCGTACCCGCCGCCCTGGATGTTGGCGCTGTTGGCCATGTTCTGAGCGAGGGCGTTCGTGTAGGGGTTGTTGTTCTGCTGCATGCGAAGCGACTGCGCCTGCGACTGATCGTTACGGCGAATACCCTGCACGTAGTTCTGGTTCTGCTGCGCGGCTTGCGAGTCACGAAGCGCCTTTTCAGCGCCAAGCGTAGCGGTGTTGTACTGCTCTTGCGAGCCTCCGCGAGTTCCGCGCCCGGCGTGTTGAAGCTGCATGCGCTTAGCCGCATCGGCATACGCCTGCTGATTGCTGGCCTGTGCGGCTTGGTTCTTCTGCTGATACAAAGAAGCGTAGTACGGATTGCGGGATTGTTCCCATTGATTGATCTGACCGATGCGCTCCGCGCGTTGAAGCTGATCTTTGTACTGAGCCTGAGCTAGCTTGTACTGCTCTTTCGACCAAGCTGGACCGCCCTGCGCCATACCGCCTTGCTCTTGGTTGGTATACCAATCCCGCTCTGGTTGTGAGAGTTGTCCGTACTCGTCTTGCGCACGATACGCCGGAACATATGCTGTGCCGCCGCCCCCATCCTTGTTTCGTTTTAAAACGGCTCCTGCTATTGTAGTGCCCGCTATAGTACCGGCAATTTTACCTAACTTCATGGTGCTATACCCTAGGTCTTGATGATGTAGGAGACGACGACGAAAGAAGGCGTCACGTTAAATGCGGTCCCTAGGCCAGCACTTGCGGTATTTATAGCAAAAGCCGAGCTTCCGCCAAACTCTACCCCTGTTGATCCCGCTCCGCTAGCTCCGGGAGTTGGAGCTCCGTCAATCCATCCATGCTTATGTGGCGCTATTTCTGCAACGGTTTGAATATGGTCTTCTTCTCCGCCGAACTGGCCTACCGTACGAGGCGTAAGTGCAGTGCCGCCCGTAAGCACACCGGAACCGCTGACATTTTTCTGCGCGCCGTTACCAGCACCGATAGGGAAGCGCCCTTGGAGATTAGGAACATTAAACGTAGTCGTACCATCGCCAGCTCCGTACGTAGTGCCGACAACCGCGAACAAGGTTGCGTAGGTGGTACGCGACACGGCAGCACCATTGCACAATAGCCAGCCTGTAGGAGCTACGGCACCACCAAAGGCGCAAACTAGGCCGGAGGGCGCGGCACTACCCAACTGAGCATCAACGTACGTCTTGTTCGTAGCGTCCGTCCCGGTAGTCGGAGCCGCAACGTTACTGACACGGAAGTTGCCAGCATTGAAAATGCCGGTCATCGTGGTCGTTCCATCCTTACGGACGAACGTATTACCAAGATTACTGATGGTCGAATTGAGGGCCGACACCTGACCGACGGTAGCCGAATCCGTAGAAGCCGAGCCGTCTACCAAGCCGGTAAACTTGAACCCACCCATCGGGATGTTAGCCGACGCCGCGTTGGTGCCGTCACGCTTCCACAGATTGCTGATCGTACCGAGATTCGACAGCAAGGTATTGAGGCTGGTGACAACTTCTGTCAGTGCGCCTTCCACCGTGGTAGCTGCGATCAGCGCGCCCGTGTCCTGAATGCCGATCATGTTTGCGCCATCAGCACCGGAGCCGGTGTTTGCCAATCGCGTCAGCAATCCAGCGCCAGACTCAAAAGCAGCGACAAAAACAACATGCCCGGCATTCTGAACCGGAATCGTTACTTGCAGGAACCCAGCGTTGTTAGCTACGGTAACGAGATTCGAATCGATCTTGATGCCACGGTCGAACACTTCAACGTTTGTTGAGGTAAAGCTGGCCGAGTAGACGATGGTTGTGACGAAAACCGTCTGGCCCGCAGTCGCGACAAAACGCTGAGCGCCCGCAAGAGCCTGTGCTGTGGCTGCTGACTGATTACGAAGCTGACCGGTGCTGGTCGTGATGCCGCGCACGAAAGTGTTGAGCTGGTCGATCTGCTCAACGAAGTCGTTGTGCTCCGCGTCCAGCATGGACGGGGAGGGCGTAGTGGTACCGGCATTGGCTGCCTGCTGGAAGCTCGTCCGGCGTGAGGGGCGGGGAGGGTAGGGCATGGCGTTTCGTTAGTGTGCGTTCACTTACTGATAGATCAAGCTATGAATAGGTTGGAACCAACGTAAAAGTACCGCCGTTCACAAATGCCTCATCTGTGCCGTTTGTTGACAGGGTTATCGTACGCGAACCGCCAGAAACGGTACCCCCAAGTGCGCAACTCGCTGCTCGCCCCCAAGACCATTGTGCAGAATTAGGGTACGGCTGTATCTCTATCTTAAATAGACTTCCACCAAGAGCCGTCAGATTACACCGCCAGTTTTCCGATAGCGCCTGTAGACTGCCGCCGCCATTAATTGCTCCGTAGTAATTAACGGTCGTTACTTGCGTGGGGTGGTTTAGACTGCCTCCAGAAAACCCTGTATAATCCCACGAAAGAGACGCGGGGTACGCTGCATCAATACGAACAGAGTCCGTAGTCCCCGACGGAGGCGTCGGAAACGTGCGGTTGATGTACGTGCCGATGGGGCCGCTAAACCCCGCATACACTACCCGAACCCCGGTAGCCGGAAGAGAGTCCCCTGGAACACGCACGCCCGTAGCTGAATCGCCGCCTACTCCGCTGAAAACGAGTTGCCCCGGCCTACCACCAAGAACTACTTCGCTTGATACAACGGCATCATTAAACACCGACAGCCGATTCCGCCCACGCATAGCCGACCACCAGCGTGTACCCGTGTCTCCTTCTCTTGACAAGTAGCGAGCATCTAAGATGCGTTCATCACGTTTGATGATCACGGCACGCTCACGATAGCGCCATCTGCCAGATAGTATTTGGATGCGCCAACTACGATGCCGCCAAACAAGGGCAGCGTCACGTCACCGCCCAGCGCCGTAGCGTTGTTATCAAGTCGCGTTACCGTGGTTGCGTCAACAACGCTTGTCAGTGTGTCGGCTTCGTATCGTACTGCCGAGACGAACACCGGCACATCGGGGTCGGTTAGGCTGAACGTGGCGAGGTAGTCGCGGTTTTCGCATGCGATGTACAGACTTGAGCCACTGATGACGGCATTGAGTGGATCGACTACAGCGGGTGCGTTGAATCGCTCCCCGACCGTAATGCGTCCATTTGTAGCCACCGTAACAACGCGACCTTCGCCCTTGCCATCAAAGCAGTAAATACGTCCAGAAGCGCCGCCGATGGCCCATTCTACACGGTCCATGACCCAGCGACGGGACCTCTCCACGCCGTTACCGTCCAGTACAACAATGCTACCCGTCGGGCCGGGAGCCACCATCAGCAGATTGGTCGCGGTGAGCCAGGGTTCCGTCGCCCTGATGTCGACCGTCATACTGATGGTCGTGCCGTCGGTCTTGTAGAGTTTGCCGTCGTCGCAGACGGTCCAGGCGTATGTGGGCATCGCTTATACCGCAATCGTTATGGTTTGACCGACACAGGACGGAGCAAAGACATTGCTGGCAGAAATAGTTAGCACAACCGTACCGGTTAGGAGTCCATCGACACATGCAATATTGAGCGTGCTAATGACGCATGCCGGATCAAAATAAAACTCTATTGAGAACAGTTCCGTTGTGGTGTTGTACACAATATTGAAACTCGTGTCTCCGTAGAGCCATCGACAAGTGTTTGCAGTTGGATTGTCAAATCCAACAAGGGCTTTGAATCCCGAGAAAAAAGTGGCGCAGGGGCTTCCAACTCCACCACTCATGGTTACCCCTGGAGCGCCCGAGCAAGAGCAATTAGGATCAACCAAAGCCTCACCCCCGCATCGTACAGAGGTTCCGAGTGAAAATAGAATCTGTCCTGGGGCAGTCGTCAGATTCACCGCACTAGAAGCATTGCCGATATTTTGCGAATCACGACAGGACCTCCAAATGATGCTGCCAGTATCCCCTTGGCGGGAAATATACCCCCGGCCAACACGTGCATCTCTTGAGACCGTCACGAATTGCCCACTTGCAGACGGAAGCTGAACCCGTCCATCTGCCACGGCAGCGTGCCAGTCATCTTCGGACTGATGGCGTCGGCTACGATGGTCAGCGGGATGTGGTTAATCCCGATGGTGCTGCCCGTCACGGTAGGACCGGGATGGGTTATCGCTTCGTTCCGGACGTTCGGGTAGATGGTGAGGTTCTGTGTTCCCGATTGCTGCGTTTCATAGGCAATCCATTGCTTTTTACGCCCTGGTTCGCCCGCGTAGAGGTATGGGAATCGCGCCGTCCAAGCATAGCCGCTTTCTCCTGAATAGGTATTGTCAAACACGTAGACCGTGTTGCCGCTGCGCACGTAGACCTTACCACGGAACTCAACCATGTGGGTAATCGTGAACGGCAGCGTGTACTTGGTCCAACCCTTTACGTTTGCCTGCCGCGAGTTGGTCATGACGTACATAACCGAACCGACCGCGCACATGTACTGAGCACGAGAAGACGACCACAATGACACGAGTTGAACCGTGGACGGATCAATAAGCACCGTCTCTGCTTGGATGTTGGCTCCTATGTCGCCGTCTTCGGCTTGGCCGGATGACACCGCCACGCTTAGGCTACGGAAGCCACCTTGTGCAAAGTAGATCGAATCGCCCATCATGTTGGCAACCGATCCGCTTTGATCCGTACCCGCGCCGCCGATGATGTCAGAAACTTCGTTATCGGCGGGATCGGTAAAGAAGCCCCAAAGTTGTACGTTATCGCGGAAGAACACCGCCAGCTTGTTGCCAAAGTACGAGAAGCCGCGCACCTCGGGGTCGCCGTTCACATGCTGCGTAACTGGCAAATACCCCGCATCGCCGCTGGTGCTCCAATCGGTCGGGCCATTGATCGATGACGAATACCATACGTCGTTCGTCGATTGATCGTGTGAAATCAGCTTGCGCGCCATGGCGAACAGGAACGGCCCCGGCGTGAACGGGGTCGTGACCGCCGTCTTACCAATCACCGCAATGCTGTAGGTCGATACTTCGGGGATGTAGTGGTGCTCGTACTGGAAGCCAAGGCCCGGGTTTGCCGGATCAAGGTACTTCTCAATTACAACGTACGGAACCCGGTCCCATACTTGCGATGCCGTCAGCCGTAGTGCCGTACCGAGATCGCCGCCAGTCGCTCGATTGCTGAACCAATCGTAGCGCATGCCGGGAGGCGGATTGGTAAACACGCCAGAAGCCGGTACAGGAAGCGCCGTACGCAAAAACCCATTAGCGACGTACAAGCCGAGACTCGTGGAATCCAGCACGGCAAATGGCCGTAACTGCGCACGCGACCTCAAGCCGCCGCCCGTGGTCAAGTCCAGATTCGTCGCTTCGCGCAACGAGTTGGGTGCGCTGGCATCGACACCGCGACGAAGATCGAGGCCGACAAAGTCGCCTACGGTTACGACAGGAGGTTCACCCATTACCAAGGATTCCAATCAGTACGCCAGTAGCGCGAGCCACGTAGGCGCAAGTTATCGTACACCACCGGAACATATCCGCGCATGCTGATAGCGCGAATCTCGCCCTGCTCTTGCGAAGTGCGTTGCAGGTAGCGCATGTGGTCGACCATGTCGGCCTTGTAATCACCGCCGAGGCCCGTGTGGCGCTTCAACAGATACGCTGCACGCTGAATCAATGCTTCAGGATCAACGTTAGTGCGATCCGTTTCGGACAGCAAACTAGCCGGATTCTGGTAGTACTCAATAACCAGCGTTACCCACGTAGCTGTCGGAGCCGGGTACAGGCGCAAGGCCCGATCCACAATCTCATAAGCGTACGGCATGCCGCTTGTCTTGGTAATATTCCGCAACTGTGCGCCATGATAGGCGGTAAGGTCGAACTCATTCCCTGAGTCATTGATGACGGCAATGCGCCCAAGCCGAGACATCAATGCATCGTCTGGCGTGTCGTAGACTGCTTGGTCCGTAATCAGGCTGTACGTTGCCCGCGTGCGTTGCGTTAGCCACGGCGCTTCAAGGTGCAATTCACGCTGTGCTTTTCGCAGCAACTCGTCAACGAGCGGATAGGCGTCAGCCGCCTGCCCGCCCGAGACCGAGTAGCCACCTCGCACCAACACGGAGTTGCGTAGTTCAACAAGCGTAGGTGCGAGTGCTTCGGGCATGGTTACTTCTTGGCTTCGACCTTGACTTCAGCCGCTGACAAGCGACCGGCAACGTCAATAGTGATGGTAGGCACACTGGCGAGATCCACAAGACTCTGACCGACGCAGGAAGCGCGATCCACGAATCCGGCAGCTTGCAAAGCGCGGGCTTGATCTTCGGTAAGACCGAATGCAAGGAAGGTCGGATTAGCCGCCACCTGAGCGCGAGGCTTAGCCTGTTGACGCAAGCGATCGTGTTCCGCCACCAGCAAACGTTCAAATTCTTTCTTCAGGCTCTCAGGATTCCACACGGCATCGACATGGTACATGCCGTTCTCGCCCTTGTAAACCTTGCGAAGCCATCCGATTTCTTGCTCAACGCTGCTGACATCACGGTAGCGCATAGACGGATCACCATCTTCAGGATACGGCTGTACGTCAACGCCGTTGCCTGCTGCGGTTGGTTCCAAGCGACCACTGAATACACGACGCAACACGTTAGAAACGTACGACGGGTAAATCAACGGGCCGTAGCCCATGCCGCTATGGCATCGAATGGTGATAAGGGAATTAGGGATATCCATAAAGGGTTTGCTCCGCGTGTCACGCTACAAACAAACTCCCCCGTGGCAAGCCACGAGGGAGAACCTGTCGGGAGCAACGACGTACGGTTTTTTACGGATCAAGACGCCAAAAGAATAACGGCGTTCGCGTTCGGAGCCTTCGGCAGCAAGACGGCCTTGCTGTCGAGCGAGATACGGGTGACGCGAACGTCGCCAGCATCGGGCGGGAAGCTCATAACCTTCTTCTTGGCCGGGGCGTACGAGAGCTGCCACGTCTTGGTATTCAGCATGTACATGCGGCGAGTCCACGCAGCGGCTGGGGCGAGCAGGGTATCCAGAACCTCAAAGGTCGGGTTGTGGATAATCGGGGTGCCTTCAAAGCTGACGCCGGTATCGGGGAAGCCGATGTCGGCCATACGCTTCTTATCGGCCAGCGTGGTCGTGAACTGGATGTTGTTCGTGGTGCAGTAATTAACGTAACGGTCGATAGCGCCAGCACCGGCCATGATGAAGTCAACGCCATCGGTGCCCATTTCCATGCCGCGAAGCGACAGGTTAGCCTGACGACGAGCACGGGTGAGACCAGCACGCAGGGTGCCAGCAGCGCCGTAGGTCAAGCCGATTTCAGCGTAGTGCTGGAGAACCGAGCTGGACGCGCGGAGCTTGGTACCGATAGAGCCGGTGGTGACGAAGCCGGTAGCAGCCGGGAACGGCAGGTACGCATCCAAGCCCTGGGCGAGCTTAGGATTAGCCGAGTTGTCGGACAGGAGCATCTGATCAAAGGCGATATCAAACTTGTCGTCCATCGCTTCGAGCTTGGCCATCCAGTAATCAACAAGCACCTGCGCCTGAGACTCAGAATCAACCTTGCCGATCTTGGTGCTGCGGGACTGATTAGGAACGATGGTCAGACCGCAAGCGGCTTCGATGTCCTCGTGGACGAACTCTTGGCCCATGTGCAGATTGGCCCACTGGAACTGCGTTTCGAGTTCAATTGGCGACTCAGTGAAGCCGAGAACGTCACGACGCTCAAAGCCTTGCAGGTCGAATTCAGCGGTGAGCTGGTACTTGAGGATAGGGCCGTTGATACCGGCAGCCGAGACACCGGCAACAGGGGCCGAGCCTTCCAGCTTTTCCAGCAGGTTAAACCAAGGCATCGCTTTGCGATCAGCCTTGATCTGTTTCTTACGGTTGAGCACGCCAGGGTAGGCGGCGTAGGCGATGGATTGAAGAGCTTCGGGAGTGAAGGTAGTCACGAGACGATCCTTACCGCATAGCGGCGGGTTTGACCCCGCCGATATGGGCAAGGGTCGGGTTTAGCGAACGAACTTCCCAGCCGCGATGTCCCGAATGAGCTGTGCTCGGGAATCTATCTCGACTGGCTTAGGAGCGGGTGCGGAGCTAGAACGGACCTGAGTCCCAGCTACCGGCTTGATTGGTTTTCTCTCGGTCACGGGCGACGCCTTACGGACTTCATCGCGCACAATGTCCTGATAAACCGCAGTCCACATGAGAGGGTTACTAGTGCGACTGGCTTGGCTAAGACGTTCGTTGACCGCAGTGGCGATCTTGGCGAAATTGGGAATCTTCGCCTCGTACTCTTTTTCCAAACGCACTACCTCCGCAATAGCAGCTTCCCGGATAGGGTCGTGCCGTTGCTGGTCTTGTGGTGCGCGAGGCTGGATTTTTTCGGGTTCGGGGGCGGGTCTCTCGGCCTTGATTTGCAATTCCGCCAACCGGCGTGATTGCTTTCGGGCGACCTGCTCACCGATCTGAAGATCGTCTACTTCGGAAGCGAACTCCGCGTCGTAGATTTCCTTCGCAACATCGTCTACTGATTTGACCTTGGGGGCTTCTACCGGGGCCGACTCTTTCCAGCCGAACGCCTTAGCCGTTGCAATCAAGGTACCGATAGCCTCTTTGTCACCATTCTTGACCTGCGCCGCGAGAGCCGTCCAATTGGCGAACTCTTCTGGGCTGATCTTGTTTTTGGTGAGCATCTGCGTAATCACGTCGCCAAAGGCGGCAGCTTTTCGCAGCTCGTCAATCGTCTTCTTGGTACGTTCACCAAGCCGCTTATCAGCAGCAAGGTCAGCACCAACAAGCGACTTAGGCTCATCGTCGTCCGACTTCTTCGAGACAGGTGCCGAGTCGCCTTCCGGCTCTTCGTCATCGTCGTCTTCGGAAACCTCTTCGGAAACTTCTTCTTCCGCCTTTTCTTCAACAGGCTTCTGAATTAGCGACTGGATGAGGGATTCCCGCGAATGTTCGGCGGTATCAATAGCGTCGTTGCCGATTTCCGGCTTCGTGCTTTCCTCACCCTGGGACGTAGGGGCGGCTTGATCGTTAACGTCCACTTCCCCGTCAGGGGTGATCTGTTCTGTATTCATAGCGGCTTGCATTGCTCCTGCAAGGGTTTATTGACCGAGGCGATTGCCCGGGTTGTTGGGAAGCTTTTCAGGTGAAGGAACGCCCTGCATAGGGGGCGCTCCGCCCTCTTGACCACGCGGTCCTTGTGCATTGGGGTCGCCGCCAGGGGCTGGCGCATTAGGCATTCCCCCTGGTTGCGCCATCATCGGATTCCAGAAATTGCGGATGTCTTCGGAGATACCGCCAAGGGCCATGACTTTAGCCATCACGTTTCCGACATTGATGCCGGGGACGCTTTGCAGCTTCATGATGATATCAGGGAAAGCCGTCCAAAACTGCATTTTTCCCGCAAAATCCGGCGGTCCCGAAACGGCGCCTTGGATTTCAATCTGGAAATTAACCGACAACTGCTCCGCCGATAGTGCAAGCCACACCGACTGCATGCCGCACATCGCCTTGATGTTATCCGCGGGGAACACCTTAACGGCAACCTGCCCCATCCATTCCAGCAGGTCAGAGAACGTGCGATTAAGCTGTGCCTGACGCCGTGAATTGGCCTTCTGCATGCCCTGGTTCGCCAAGGTCAGATCCGTAGCAACTTTGCCTTCGCCCTGCACGCCCATGCCCGTCAATGGCACGTTGGCCACCATCTGCATGTCAGCAACTACCTTGGAGGTATCGTAGAGCCCCTGGTTGTAGGGCGCTCCATTCATCTCCTTCATGTACTTGTTAACGTCGTCCGCTTTCTTGAGCATGACGGCTTGGAACGGCGCACGGCCTTCGATGGCGTCAATATCGGCTTGATCCGCAGCACCGGCAGCAAGGGCGACCCACGGGTAGCTAGCGCGCCGACCCTGGCGATCGTGCGTGCGAAGTAGGTTGTACTCGTTTTGAAGATCACGCTGCAAACGCACGTCCGAAAGCGGCAAAGCCCGACCGGATACGCGATTGAAGTACACGGGGAACAGGCTGAACGGATTTGATCCAACGGCCTGGAACACTTCGCTAGCGAGGAAACGACTGACGCCGTCCACCCACACGTAGCGACGCCCCATAACGCGGTGCTCCAACGTCCAGACGGCACAGCGATCATTGATCTGCTGGGCTTCAATGTCCGTACGTTCATCCGGTCCGAGAATGCCCCAACGACGTTCGGTCTTCTTGCCGTCCGTCGTGTAAACCGTGATGGACTTGTACTCGTCCTGCTCTAGGGCGAACTTAGCCGCAATATCTTCCTTTGACAGATAGACGCGATACGCCATCCAAGCGCCGCGACGGAGCTCCTCTGGGCGCTTAATGGACCAATCCCAGCGCACATCTTCCGGCAGCAACTGATCGACGCTAAAGCCGAGATACCGTTCAAGCTCGGGGCACCCCAGCAAATCTAGCTCTTCGCCATCGATGATCGCGGTCTTGCGCACGGTACGCGGATCAGTCGGATCTGGCACCATCTGCTCAGTAGGCATGCCGGTCATGGGGTCCATGACGGTCTGCGGAATCATGGGCGGCTGCGCAATGATGCGATCCGCCATCCACACCTTGAGGGTATGGTCCAAGTCTTTCAGCTTCTGTGCATCGGCGCTGTCGTCGTTAAAGTCGCCAGCGGCCTTGGCTTCCTGGAGGCGCAAGTACTCAGCGACGTTTTCCTGCTGATCATTGAAACGGTTCTGACCAACGGGATCTTTTAGGAAGTCTTCCTGTACGGACACCTTCAACCACGCAATGCCGTTAGTCTGCGCGTCTTGTGCAGCGCCTTCCATCAATTCAGGAAGTCGCGTCTGCGTGATCATCCGATTGAGGAACAATTCCATGGTCTCGGACATTGCCGTCATCGACGGATCAACAAGGCCGCCCGCCTGGGGCAGCACTTTGCACGAGGCTTTAGGATCGTCTAAGCCGAGGTTGGCAACTACCGTCTGCTGATTCTTGAGAACTTGATTGACGATAACCGTGTCTTGGTCCTTGGACCCGATCAGTTCTTCGGCAACGTAGGCGCGATCTTCCTGCATCTGCTCGAAAGCATCGCGTAGGAACTGCGGGGTTTTAACAAGTTCGTTGAACTCCGTGATGAGCGCCCGCTCCGAGGCCGATGCCTCTGGGGTCTTCTCAGCAACAAGTTCAACCACTTCCGCAACTTCAGGAATAGCCGGGTCCATCTGTGCGGCTTCAATAGATGGATTCATGGTAGTCTTTCTACGCCAATGTAAACGATCGTCAACGTGCCAGATCCCTTGACCCAGACGTATTGCTCAATCTGCTGCACTGGAACGAACTCAACCGTACTTAGTGGGACATCCCAATAGGCAATCTGGCTGTTGTCGGTTAGCTGCCACGCTGCGGAACCCTGCATGCGAGCTTCAACGACAAACATGCCCGAATCTGGTAAACGGGCGGGAGTTGCCGACAGCGCAAGGGTGCTGACTTTGATTTTAGTTGTCGTGCTCATGCGCGTGGCCACCTGTGACGAAAGAATCCAAGCCCGCTACGGATACGAGGCAAGTACCCCGAACCGCCAGCTATGGGATTGTAATTGGCGTTTCCCAGCCAGTTAGCTACCCAGTTGCTATTCCAATTAGCCGACCAGCTCACGGCGTCACCGTCACCGCCGTGCGATTGCCGTTGGTGTCAACCGTACCGACAATGCGATTAACCGTATCGTTCAGGTCACGGAACACCGGCGCTGTTGGTTGTCCGCTCGTTTTACCAGCAGCGACCGCCGCATTGATCCGCATAATGTCGGCAGCGGAGAAAGATCCTTCAAGCAGGGACGACCACACCGCAGTTGCTGAATCGGCAGGGAGATTTGCCGCGTTAGCAAGGTACGCCCGTCCGCTATCGAAATAGATCGCCCCGACCGTACTGGTCGCAACCAGACCTTGGGAACCGCCCAGCTTTTGCACAAATCCGCCGTTAATCGTGAGCAGTGCGGTTTTGCGATTATCAAATGCCAGATCAACGATGCTTCCGTCGATAAGGTAGTTGGCAGAGTCCGTTGCGCTCATTGCGCCAAAAAAGTTGATTATGCCGCTTGACGTAGATTCTTGATAGCACAGCCAAGCATAGATACGCGCAAGAGACGTAGTGTTATCGGTATCGTTGATATCCACTTGGATATTCGGATAGTCGGCAGTAAACTCGCCGCCACTGGAACTGTCGCATGACGCGCCATCCACACCATTGGCGACATACGCCGCATCGTCTGCCTGCGTATCTAGGAACGTCAGACCGGACGAGGTTAGAACGCCGATTGAGGTAGTTCTAGCCTTTGCCGACACGCCACTGACGTAGCGGGTGGTCATACGCACCGTTTTATCTGCCGTCCAAATCACACGACTAACATACCCGCTTGCTCCGGCGGTAGCATTTGCCAACTGCACCGAGTCGGTGACGTTGTAGATACGCACCCGAGTGCCGTTAATCAAGTTTGGTGCAAGAATCGGGGCGCTTACGCCGCTGACATCTTGATACACCAACGACGGTGCGGGGGCAGCTCCGTTAACAAAGCTAATTGTTCCGGTCGTAACGATCCTAGTGCCCGTCAAGGTCGTTGCCTTAATGGTCACATCGCTACCAGATACGACTAGCACACTAGCGGCGGTTGCGTCAACAATCAGGTTTTTTGAGCCGAGGTTTAAGGTTCCGCCTGCTTGGCTAAAAAAGATTGCCGACGACGGGTTGTCGCAACCCCAAAGAGCAAGCCGGTCGTAGAGCTTAGCTTGCGTCTCAAGAGTGGTGTATGCAGCTACGGTCGACTCGTTCGTCACCGATATCTGCGTATCGACCGATTGCGTTGCAATGCCAACTACGGGAACAAACCCGTAGTGACGCGATGATGACACCCAGGGACTGGTACAAACACCCGAAAGCCACACGTTGGCCGTTGCGCTGGTGCTTACTGCGGTAGTGACGAGCGTGACGGTTCCGTTTGCCGCTGGCGTTACCGTCAGGTCAAACTTTTCCCATGCATTGGCCGCGCCTGTTTGGGTGTAAGTAGCCGGCGTTGATCCGGCTCCACTCAGCGTGACCGATGGCAGGGTTGCCCCGGTGAGATTGCTGTCATAGCGGAGGTAACCGATCACGCGAAGCGCAGTTCCCGCTACCGCCGTGATGTTTACGGTATTCGTCAACGCGACGCTAGCCGTGGTTGGCCTTAGCTGGACCGCTGAGGGACTGCGGTAGGCGGTCGCGTTATCGCGATTCGTTATACCGTTAAATTTCGTCAGCGTGTGTTGTGTGACGTCCGCCTGGCGGTTTGTTACCAGGCAGTAGTCTGACGCTTGCATCAGTGTCGGCGTAGACACATCATCTGATGCGGTATAGGCGGACCCGAAAAGGCAGTCAACCGCTTCTACTGGGGCATACGACAGCGTACTAAGTTTGGTCACTAGGCGAGAACCAGCTACAGCGCCGTACGCCATGCCAAAGGAGCATCGAGAATACACCGTCGCAGATCCGCTTCTACCGGTTTCAATATTGCCGCAGTTGTCAAAAACGGTGTCGTTTATGAATCGACCCACATTTACAATTGGATCGTATACCACCGCCGAATGCGAGTAGTGCTTGCAAAAGTTTTCGGTAAAACCCTGACAGCCCTGCGAAGATGAGATGCTTGCCCACAGGCCACCGCCAATGGACACGCAGTTTTCCATGAGGACGATTGGCGCCTGCCGGACGTTGCATGATATCAGCGTCGTCGACTTAGTAGACCATACGCAATCAGAAATAGGAACCGATTGCATATACATAAACGTCGGACTAAATCCTGCGCCGACCGTTTGCGCATTTCTGAGCGTCGTGAACGAACACCCGGAAATGCCGACAAATAGCGTATTAACGGATGCCACGGGTCCGGAAATATTAAACCCGCTTAGGCTCGTAGCGCTTGTGCCTTGAACACCGTAGGCAAATTCAGCGTTGCGGATTTCGATCGAGTTTGCCGCGCCTACGCCGTCTTGATTGAGTGACAGGGTAAAAAACGCTGACGACGTGGCGCTAATTGGTTCAGCCGGCCGAACATTACGACTCGAATTAATGACGGGGCAGCCGCTCGCGTGGTCAAACGTCGAGGTTCCTGTCATGCCCACATCGTAGATCGTACCCGAAACGAGCGTCAACGATGCGATAACGAAAGAATCCATATTGGCAGGGGTGTTTGCAGTCGTCGAGGCGCATAGCACATAGTCGCCGACAACCCATCCGGTGGCGTCAGCTATGCGCACCGTGGGATTTACTGCCGAGGCCGTAATCGCCGTGGTTGTCGTCGTAGACCCTGTTTTTGCAGCTCCGTAAACGCTGATCTTCGAAGTCGTTATGCTTCCGGCAGAGCTGGCAAGTCCGTATTTTCCGTTCGTTGGAGTTGCGGAATCGTATTTCAGAATTGCCGTGTAGGCGGCGGGTATAGGCGATGCCGCCGTCCCCATATCCAATTCCGCATCGGCGAGATTAAGGTTAAGGTTTGATCTCAGCGTAAGGGTCGAGTCTGCAATTCTTGACCATTGCAATTTTCCAGCCAACAAGGCTCCACCCGCAGCAACCACGTCGCCACCGCCCACGCATGACGTGTTGTCTACGGTCATCACGGAGCCGGCGGTACCACCATACACCCGGATAGCAGAGCCCGCGGTGACGGCGGTACGTAGTGGAGGTGAAAAGGTTAGCGTGTTTCCTGGAGCGCTAATGCCGCCACCACGAACCATATACATGCCGGTCGTGCCAGTAATAAAAACAACCGCACCGTTAGGAATAATTCCAGTACCCGCAGCAACAACAAAAGTGGACGCCCCGATAGCTGCCGCGTTGGCCGTGTAGCCACTCGCGGTCACTGTTCGTGACGATGGAATGGCAATTTCATCGGCCAACGTGGGGGCCGCGCCGGACACAACGCCAGTATTAGCTACCGTCCAATTACCTGCGGTTGACCAATTTCCGGACGTTGTCGAGACGAGAGTAGCCATGCATCATCCTACGGGCGTTAGCGGCCAGCAATGGCAGCAATAGCCGCGTTGATGTCGGACAACTTCTTATCCGCTACAGCAACTGCATCTTCCTTTTCCTTCAACAGCTTTTCGGCCGCCGAAGTTTTATTCTCGTAGGCTTTAACAGCTGCGTCGGTAGCTTCTTTAATATCAGCCAGCTTGTCCTTAGCCTTTTTCAAAGCCTCAGCGCCGTCTGCTTTAATCTTGGCCAATTCGTTCTTGGCCTCCTCTTCCGCATTGAAGGCATTCTTCTGCAAGTCCGCGTAGTGCTTGGCAAAAGCTGTTTCGTCCACTTCGTGCTGAGCTTGAGCTTTGGCAATCTTCTTGTTAAGCTCGTCAAGCTGCTTTTCAGCCAGCGTTACCGCCATCTCTGCCCGCAACGCGGCGTCAATAGCCGCGCCTAGTTCAGCCAGACCAGCAAAAGCCTTGCTGATTTTACGGATTTCAGATGCGGCAGCGGTAAGGTTACTCATGGCTCAATACGTGTAGATGGTGGCTTCGATAGCCGCGTTTTCCGCAGCGTCTTTGAACTCAATCCGGTACCAGCAAAAGTCATCTTCTGGGGTGTACAAGCCAGGAACAACAAAAGTATCTACCGGGTAGAACCGAGTGCCGTTATTCGACGCTTCCAGCACTACGGCGCCACCGCCCAAATCGCCGTCGATCTGAATCGACCAGCCTTTCGTGCTGCCGAGGTCGACGGCTTTGCCAGCTACGCCAGCAGGTAGTTTCCAGACAAGAGTACGGCCGCCGATAGAAGAGGCTTCAAGCATAGCCCGCAGCCTAATAAGTGAACGTTCGCTTGCAAGCTTAAGATGGCGGTAGCTTCAAGGCGTACGCTTCGGCGCGTGCTGCGGCTTCGTCTCGCTGCTGCTTGAGGTAGTCAATACGCTGCTGCGCGTCTGCGGCTTGCTTATTCTGGTCTTTTCGCGCCAGGACTTCTCGCGCTCCGTATGCCAATAGCCCGGTTGCCACGGTGGTAAAAACAGCAAGTAGCCCCGTTCCTCCGGTGACACCAGTTGCCGCAGCGGACGACAGCGCCGCAACAGCAGGCGCGATCTGTTTAAGATCGGGGCCTGCGATCTCTTCGTAGCGCGATTCGGTATCCTCCCACGTTTCGGTCGTTTCGATTAGTGGGACTATTTGAGCAGGTGCTTCTACCGTAGCTGGAATGACAACAGCGGTCTGCTTTCTTTCTACAATATGCCGAGTTCCGTTTGCCGTGCCTCGCGATGCGCAGCCCGTAGCAAGCAACGATAGCAAAAGCAGTATGATTTTCACTGTACTTTTCTCACTTGCCCCGAGATAGATCCGCGATTGCGCCGTTCTGGCATCTCAACAACCACCGGGACCAGATCCGATTCAGTCTCGTTATGGACGGCGTCCGACGGATCTAAGTCGCGAACTTCGTATTTAAGCCGGCGAAGCGCCTTGGTGTTTTCCTGTAACGCCTCGAGCATTTTGGATTGCGTCCAATCGCGAAGGCTTCCGAGTTCACGATGCAGCATATTGCTACGCTCTTCGCAGCGCGTGTTGCCTGCGTCCCACTTATGGGCAAGCCACACGATAGCGCCACCAAGTGCAACAAATCCGGCAATGACGACTTCTGTTGAAATGATCGTGTCAGCCATGGCCGTCTTCTTCTTTCTTGTTTTCGACAATAAACCGTCTGAGCTCTTCCACGGCTTGTTGAATGGTGAGATGATCACGCCTGTTCCCAGGAGCCATGCTTGCAGCTTGGTCTAAAATGCCCAGGGCTTCAAACGGCGTCATGGTAACTATACTCATAGAGGTAATCTACCGCGTCTACAGCGTCCTGCACGTACGAATTTTTGCAATGATTGCGTCCTAACACAGCGTCAATAGGGCGACGAATCCACCATTGCCGACGATAGCTTCTCCCGCTAATGGACTCATTTGGAGTTCCGCCAAGGAAAATGACGTTTGCAAGCTGGCTTGAAGCAGAGCCAACGCGAGTCAAATACGCTAATATCTTCACGATTCCACCGCAGTAGGAATGATTTCGCCTTTTTCAAGGGCAACGAAATACGCGCCAAGAATCGCCTGTGCTAGGATCACGGGGATACGCACGTCGTTAATAACGACGCTCTGCGTGTAGACCTGCTCTAGCTTATTGGTGTGGCTTGCCATGCCTTGGCTTATCTTGTCACCATTCGGAAGCGACCATAGCTTTGTACGGGGGATCTGAATCCGCCAAGAATCGCTGGCCTGCGTCTCTCCGACATCGGCAATAGGGGCGCGAATCCGGACAATCTCGATCGCCTCGGCTTGCCGTTTTGCGCCGTCCTCGTTGTAGTAGTCAGGAACCGATTGCGCTAACGCAATGGCGTCTTGTAAGCTAATGAGGTCGGTAATCATTTATGCGTTCCAAACACACCAATCGGTGCCGTTAGCGATGAGGATTTTTGCGGTTCCGGTAGCCACGGCGATAGTGGTCAATCCATCAATGGTGTCCGCCCCGGCGCGATTCACGGTCAGCGCAAGACTCGAACGGTTCTTGATGAATAAGCGCCGACCGTTCGCTGCCGCAGGGAGCGTGAACGTGTGGATTGCCGCACCAGTTAGGATTGCGGTGTCGTCGGTCCCATTGAGTGTAGTCGTTCCAGCTGAGGCTGCGACCGAACGAACCTTGACGTAGTTTGCTGCTGCGGTGGTGACGCCTTGCGACGTGTCGATGGTGATGGCGGTTCCACCATTCGCCCCAATCCATAGGGGGTGCGCAGAAGCTGCCCGAACTACGCATACGCCACTTGCCGCCCCAAGCGCCAGCGTTTCGCCGCTGCTTCTGACCACTCTGACATAACCGTCAGTGGCGGCAGCAGGAGAAAAATTAAAATCGGTAGCGCCAACGCGGTGGACGATCCAATCGCCAAACGCAATCCCATTCGCCTTAGTCGTGCCGCTGGCGAGCTGAATGAGGCCGTTGCCTGATACTGCTGCGATTCCGCCGAGGGTTTGGCAGCCGTTTTGTAAGCGCATACATTCGGCGCCCGTTGTGCTTCCGTTGGGAATGCCACTAAAGGCCGTGTATGTACCGCGATTAGTGGCAGTCCAAAGGCCATCGGCAAACACCCCATAGACGTTGGGACCGATGACCCATGCCGACCCATCGTAGCCGTTGACTTGATCGACGATGAAACCGCGACCATTAGGCACCGCAGTCGGCACGGCTCGCGTGCCATCGGCACATCTGGCGATGCGCAGTTGCCCGGTATTTGCAAACGAGATAAATTCTTGAACGCGACCGTCAGCAATTCGCAGACTGGTGGCAGCTGGGTTTACCATCGCCGGGAGGGTACCGCTGCTCAAGTCAATCGTCTGAATAGTGGCAAAATTGTTGTCAACCGTATCCAAGCACAGGTTCCCGCTGGCGTCGCGGGCGGTTTGGGTGCGAGCCGTAGTTCCCGTCTTGGAAAGTGTCAAGTTTCCGGTGATGCCCGACGTTTGCAGTCCGGGAATACCGAGTAACGTGAGCGACGCGGTAGCCGACAACGCGAACGGTAGATTACTCACCCCGCTGTTGTTACCCATCAGGGTGGCGGTAGCGACTTGACCTTGCGAAACAGGGATAGCCGTGGAAGAAGCCAGATCAACGCTCAAACCGGACCCAATAGTAGCTTTTCCGGCAGGAAATCCGTTAATAAACACCGTTACCGTGGTAGGTACCGTGTCCAAATTGGTTACAAATAAGCTCTTGATGACGCGGCGAAAGCCTGCGGCGGGGAAGGAAAGCACCGTTACGGGAGTGGTTCCGGTAGCAGTGACTTCGTTGGTGTCTTCGGTAACCTGTGTCGCGTTCACTTCAGCGTACGCGACAACAAAAGTCGGCTGCGTGGTTGCGGGTGCAGCAGCTAACGATGCGGTCAGGGTCTTAGTGCCCGAAAGAATCATCATGACGCCACGCTCCAAGCATATTGACGAGCCTGTGCAGAGGACACGGCTCCAATAGACGAGGCCGTTATAGTAGCGGTAGTGACCTCCGTCAACCTACCTTTAGCGTCATACGTAATGACCGGTACCGTGTTTGCTGAGCCGGTAGGCCCTCCAGCAACGATGACCGTTTGCGCTATAGCGGTTTGTAGAGCAGCGATTGCCGCATTGATAGCCGACAAATCGGAAGCGTTTGAGGCGGTTGCGATACTGAGATCGACAAGGATTGCGGTACTGCGAACTACGCGAGCAACGGTAGGGGAAAGCCCTACTTGGAGATCACCGTTGGTTCCGACGCCATAGGTAGCACCTGCGGTGAGGGAGTCGAGTCCGTCAAGTTCGCCATTGGTAACAATAGAAAACGTGTCGAGACCCATGACACGAGCAACGATTGCGTGCGGGGCTTCCCCCGCCACGCAACGTCGCCATGCGCCCGCTTCCGAGCGTACCGCCGTAAGCTTTGTAAAGCCGTGGGCCGTTTGCTGAAAGCGAGCGTCGTTCACGAATTACCGCGAGCCAACAGTGCTCAGGACCACAGCAGCAACGCCAGCAGTGCTGAAATCACGAGGAGTGATCAGAACCTGCGTATTGGCGGTGAGCGCCGCGCCAGGGAGCTGGGCGATGGTAGCCGGATCAGGGATCAGAATCTCAACGGTCTGACCAGCAACGGGGGCGGTACCAAAGGTAACGGTCGTTCCGTTGATCTTCCACTGCGTACCGGTCGGAGTAGCATCCGAACCCATGCGCTGACGAACGACAGCGTTAAGGGCGAACTGAGGAGCGAAGGTCATCGCAATCGCTTCAAGGTAGTTGATCACGGTCAACGACGCGGCAGCGGTAGTCGGGTAGGTAACGCCGGTTGCGGCGGTAGGCAGGGTGAACGCAACGGTGCTACCGTCGCCGGGAAAACGGAACACGCGCGCGGCATTCTGCGTGCCGGGGTGCCAGACGCCGTACAGGGTAGCGGCACCGGTTGAGTTAGCAGCCGTCGGCTGACCGGCGACGATACCGTTGATACGGCGCGACCAGACAGGGGCAGCAGCCGAAAAGAGGGGAATGGTAGTGACCAGATTGGGCACAGGAGCATTGAGGGCCATGGTGTAAACCTAGGGTTAGGGGGTAACGTGACTATATAGCAGAAAAAAATCCGCTACTACAGCTTAGTGGGTGTCTACGTTACCGTGTCACTCACCATTTATTACTCCGTAATCCGGGGATGGTTGCAGACCCGCCCTTTTTCTTTTTGAACACGTCCGCCCCGTAGACCGCTCCTGGGTCTGTACGCCATTTTGGGGGTGGTGGTGCGGGTGGGAGGGGGCGTCCGATGGATTCAATGAGTAAACATCCATTGACTATTCCGTCGATGAAATCGTCGCCGCCACGGTCAACCTTGGGGTCGAATGCCAGTAGCTCGGGTATGATTTCGTTACGCATGCGTGGCGTATCGGGGAAATGGAGCTTACCGTTGAACATCAGCGCCTTCATGCCAAGAGACGCCACGGCCTTGGAAGATCGACGTACGTTCTTGGAGACGGTCACATACCAATGCTGCTCTTCTTGCACACGGGAAAAGATAGGCCCCATAGTGTTCTGAATGGGTCCAGATTCGCCTGCAAGGTCGCGTGCCTCGTACTTCTTGGCAAGGGCGATGGTACGAACTACGGCGTCCCAGGGGTCGACGTTATCGTAGAAGAAGTCCTCCCCGATATAAACGTTTCCTTCGTAATCAACACCCATTGGTACAATGGCGCTCTTGTCTGATTTCTTAGAAGCCGACGTTGCGTAGTCCACGCCAATCAACCATGTCAGCTCTGCGGGCTTGTCCTTGTAGTACCTTACCGTGTCTTGCGAGAAGAAATTACCACCCTCTACGTAGGGCTTACCGCAATAGAGCGAGGCCCAATCTCGGGGTTGAATGGAGGCTTTTAATCGCAGGTAGGCATCGCGGTCGTACCGTTCGGGGTGTAGTGCTTCGCCTTTTTTGCGAAAATCTTCGTCTTGTTCAGCAAGGGCGGGGAAGTTCACGATCTTCCATTGGTCTGCATCTGGATCGCGGTTAGCTTGATCAATGAGCCGTCCGGCTAGATCGTCAGTAGCCCAGCGAGTCATCACAATAATAATGCCGCCACCGGGCAACATACGTGTGCGGGCCGTGGATGAATACCACTCCCACAGCTTTTCCGATTCAACGGGAGAGTCTGCCGCTTCGCGATCTTTAACGGGGTCGTCGATGATCATAACGTCTGCACCGCGCCCCGTGAGCGAACCACCAGCGCCTACCGCGTAGTAGCTACCGCCTTTACTTAAACGAACGTAGCTAACGGACTGCGCTTGCGTATCGAGTTCAACGTTAAACAAATCCAGGTATTGTGGATTCTGTAGAATGTCGCGGACTTTGCGACCAAAGCTGTTAGCGAGATCCTGGTTGTAGGTAGCTGCTACGATTTCCGCCTTGGGATTCTTGCCAAGGATATACGTCGGCAAGTACTCGGATACGGCGGTTGATTTACCTACGCGAGGCGCAACGGATAATATAATGCGTGGCGATCCTTTACGGTTCACCGCTTCCACAAAAGCATCCATAATTTCAGATAGCTGCTTATGAAACCAACCGACTTTATAATCGGGCTTCATATAGCAGATGTACGGCAAGAGTTCGCGTCGCGCCAGCTCCCGCCGTGCAAGTTCAGACTTAATGTGCTTACTCACGCGGTGACCCATCCTTTTACGGTATCGTGGTGCGTGTGAGGAAGAACAATAGCGGCTGCCGCATATCGAACTACGTGCTGGTATTGCAGTTTCTCGGCCTCTGACATTTCCGCATATTTTTCCATAGTGCGCGCAAGCACCTCGTATGGACAGTTACTCATTTTCTTTCTAAGTCCTCGATGATTTTACGCAGTGCATCAATCCACTCCGGCTTAGTTAATGACACATCGTTTTCAGCTTTTATTGAAAACGAGCTAAAGAGATTTAGTTCTTTGTTGAAGATATTTGCGGATATTTTATTGTACCCGTTGACGGGCTGCATTTGAACATGGTTTAAAAATAGGGTAGTCATTTAAACAACTTAAACGCGCACATGGCGCAAACGGGAGTTTTGAATACGTGCATTACTGACAGTGATCCGCAGTAATAGCATGTCTTTATTTTAAGTTCCACGGTGCTTCCGGTAGGTGTGCGGGTTTGCGTTCACGAAGCCAACGAAAGCACCGTGCCGTGTGTTCCGACACGGGAAACTTCACGTACACGGCGGGATAGGAGCACTGCACCTTAAAGGCATAAGGGTTCTTGTCCCGCCATTGGCATGTGTCGTTGAAGTTCACTTCTTCGCTTTAGCGGCTGACTTCTTTTTCTTCGGCTTTGGATTCTCTAAGTCGAGAATACGGTCTTCGAGGTGTTGGACGCTTCGAATATTTTTATCCTGCAACTCCATGTTTCTTAGATATTGACCGCAGTAATCCCTTTGAAGTGTCTTTAACTCTTCTTCAAGTCGGCTAATGCCAATACGTAGTTCTGCGAACGCGTGTTCAATGTCGTCTTTAGTAGCAAAGTTAAACAGCATAGTTTATTCCAAAAGGTCAAGGAGTTCTTGACGGGTGAGTGTTTTAAGATCTTCAG